TGTAGAAGCAACGAAAGAGGCCAGCAATGTACAGCAGAATGTTAACCGCATGCCTGATGACGATGTTGATCGCGAGCTGCGTGACACGTGGAAGCGTCCCGGTGGTGGTTGATACAGCCTGTGACTGGGTAAAGCCAATCTACCTTACTGATCACGACATTGATGTTCTTGACCGCCAGACGAAGCGAGACATCCTGGCGCATAACAAAGCGTGGCAGGCGAACTGCCAGAAAACAAAAGAATCGGGTGCAAAGTGATGAAAACCAACCAGTGCAGTGAAGGTTTCGACAACCTATCCAAGTTCCGCGAGGAGTGGGATAAGCAGACCCAGGGGAAATAGAGCCTCATTCCTGAGGTTCTGACACAGTCTCTCCTCTGGACTTTAACCGTAGCAAATTCTCACAGCCTCGCATCCGCGGGGCTTTTTTATGTGCATCTCACGCGCATCTAAACGAGAGCCTTTCAGTAAGCGAGCCTGAGAAAAGCCGTTATAGGTGGCGACCTCTCTCGGGCGGCTTTTCTGTGAGACAGGCTCACTTTCTAAAAGGTAAAGACGCTATGAATAATCCGTCAGTTATTCCGGCCTTCGACTTCCGCGAAATGGTCACGACCCTCGACAACAAGATAATCACCACATCACTCAAGGTGGCGGATTACTTTGGCAAGCGACACAAAGACGTTTTGCGTGCCATACGTAACCTGAAATGCTCCGATGACTTCACCCAGCGCAATTTTGCGCCCATTGATTTCATTGATAAAAATGGCGATGTTCAGCCTATGTATAACATCACCCGCGACGGATGCATGATGCTCGTGATGGGATTCACTGGCAAAACAGCTGCCTCAGTAAAGGAGTGTTATATCAATGCCTTTAACTGGATGGCCGAGCAGCTAAACCGACGCATGGCGATGGGTGAAGAAATGCAGCACCGCTACGCCATTAAAGAAACGCGCTCAAAGCTGAAAGGCACGATCGGCAGCCGGTTGATGAACGAACGGAAGAAGGAAAAACGCGTTCTGGAGCTCGAGCATGAGCACATCATGCAGGTAACGCAGCCAGAATTGCTGATTGGCTGATCGACATTACAGAAGCTCTTCACTGAGGGGCTTCGATAATGATCTGTGTAACCCCGCAAGGATGGTGATCACATCTTGCTGACGGGTAAGCCGTAAGTGGCTAAGCACTTCTGAGAAGCAGGGCAACAGCTGCGACAAGGCAAAGAGGTAATCATGTCAGACATCTACCAAATCACGCTAACCACCCAAACCGGCGAAACCTTCACTGGCAAGATGTCTCGACGTCAGCCTGAACTGGTTAATGGCTTTGTGCCGCTGGCGACTGAAACGGGACAGTGGCTTTACTTCGCTCCGGCCGATGTGAAGCGCGTGGAATTCACGCCAGTACCGGCAGAGCAGACCGTACAGCCAGAAGAACAAACAACGGAGTAACGAATGAGCAAAACAGTAACATTCACCTCAAAAGTATCTCTTCGTCCATACATGAAGCCGGTCCTGATGCTGTCAGCTTTACTCCACTGGGACTGGCTGACTAACAAGTGCTTCAAAATCGAAACTGTAACCAGCGATACGGTGCAGCTTTAAGCGGAGTAACTCATGGCTAACGATGACGAGCGCAGGCCTTATCCGCCAGTTAACTTCATCGCCTCCGACAACTGGCAGCCATACACCAGGCTGATCCCCGCAAACGAAGTGCATGAGTGGATAAACCGCCAAATCCTCAGTGATACCGGCAGCATCCATAACCCTGACCACGAGCACCTGTTAGAGGCTGACCTCTGCTTCATGTGGGCGTCCGATTCGTTCGCTAAGAAAGGGCGGTATGTCCTCGGTCAGGCCGAGCAGGTAATGCTCCGCGCCGGTGGTTGGCAGAAAGCCAGAATGGAACAGCAGATGTATGAATGGTTCGGGCGCATCCCGAAGTTCATCATCACCCTGGCAGCCGATTACTGCTCACAATGCAGTGACCTCGAATTCTGCGCACTGGTAGAGCATGAGCTTTACCACATCGCCCAGGCCACCGATGATTTCGGCGCGCCTAAGTTCAACAAAGAGACCGGGCAGCCAGTGCTTACACTGCGCGGCCATGACGTCGAGGAATTCACTGGTGTCGTACGTCGATACGGTGCAAGCAAAGAAGTGCAGGAGCTCGTTGATGCGGCCAATGCGCCAGCAGAAGTGGCTCACATCGATATAGCCAGGTCATGCGGGACGTGCATGTTGAAGCTGGCGTAACGCTTTATTCAGATTGTCATGGAGGTAGCCTGTGGCAGCATTATCGACAGAGGTTAAAGCCTTCATCGTTCAGTCCCTGGCGTGCTTTGAGCCTCCCACGAAAGTCATTGAGCTTGTAAAGCAGGAATTTGGCGTGGAGGTATCGCGTCAGCAGGTATCTCAATACAGCCCAGGAAACGCCATGGCGGCTAACCTGAGTAAGAAGTGGGTAGATTTGTTTCATGCCACTCGCGAGCGATTCCAGACAGAGATATCTGATATCCCGATTGCCAATAAAGCTTACCGCCTGCGCGTTCTTGACCGCATGATGACCAGCGCCGAGAAAATGCGAAACATCGCACTGGCGACAGAAATCATTGAGCAGGCGGCGAAGGAGTGCGGCGATGCCTACACCAATAAGCACAAGTTTGAACATTCCGGCCCGAATGGTGGCGCCATCCAGACGATCACCATGAGCAAAGAGGAATACAAATCCGCACGGCAGGAGATGATGGAGGATGACGACTGCTGAGCAAAGGGCATTTGCCCGTAAGGTTGAATGCGAAGAGGATGGGCTCTATTACGCTCGTTACTTCTTTAAGCAGCGCACCGGCGGAAAGATGATTGTCGCGCCTCACCATAAGGTGATTCAGCAAACGCTGGACCGCGTCATTGATGGTGAGATTCAACGCCTGATCATTAATGTTCCGCCTGGCTACACGAAAACGGAACTGGCGACCATCAATATGATGGGCCGAGGGCTGGCGCTGAACTGCCGGGCCCGTTTCATGCACCTGTCCTATTCGCATAATCTGGCGCTGCTGAACTCATCCACAGCGCGCGGCATGATTAAGTCGCAGGCATACCAATCCATGTGGCCGATGGCGCTGCGCGATGATGCTGACAGCAAGGCCATGTGGTGGACTGAGCACGGCGGCGGCGTTTATGCGTCGTCAGCTGCTGGACAGGTTACCGGCTTTCGTGCCGGACACATGGAACCGGGCTGGCAGGGCGCGCTGATTATCGATGACCCGGTTAAGCCAGATGACGCTTACTCAGAGATCGTCCGCGACGGGGTAAACAACCGCTTTAACGAGACAATCAAATCACGACTGGCGATCGAGACGACGCCGATGATTGTCATCATGCAGCGGATCCACTACCACGACCTGAGCGGCTATCTGCTGCGTGGCGGGAGTGGTGAGAAGTGGCATCACCTGAATCTTCCGGTGATTATCGACAATAGTCAGCCATACGCAGCGCAGTACCCTGAAAACTCACACGCTATACCGATTGACCATGGCTTACCTGACGGCTGGCTGTGGCCTTTTAAGCATAATGAATCGCATCGTGTATCGCTGTTTTCTCACCGGCGCACTGCCGAAGCCCAGTACATGCAGAAGCCTCGCAGGTTTAATGCAGAAGGCGCTCTGTGGACAGAGGTGATGATCAGCGCGGCACGCGAACTGCAAATTCATCACGATAAGGTTCGCACTGTCGTAGCCATTGACCCGCAGGCAACAAACAGCGACGAAAGCGATGAAACAGGCATTGTCGCTGCCAGCTCATATGGTGCCGGTGACAAAAAGCAGTTCTCTGTGGATGGCGATTACAGCGGCAAATATTCACCTGCTGGATGGGCCAAGAAAGCCATATCGGCTTATGAGCGACACGAAGCTGACGCGATAGTTATTGAGACGAACCAGGGCGGAGATATGGCGGAGGAGACACTCCGCAACGCCGGGTTCAAGGGTCGCATCATTCGTGTCCATGCCAGCAAAGGTAAGTATGCCCGCGCGGAGCCGATATCGGCGCTCTACGAACAGGGGCGAGTGGCAAATCACGGCAATCTCTACGTGTTGGAGAACCAGATGATGGAATACATCCCCGCCACCGCGAAGAAATCACCTGACCGCCTCGATGCGATGGTTTACGCACTGACTGAACTGAATGGATCTCAACCTGTGGGGATGATGATTCCGAAACGCCTTCGCTAACCAAACGGACAAACCATGACTGACAAATTAACTCTCGCCGTCAACCATGCGTTGAACGATGCGCGGATGGCGCGCGCCCGTATGGGGCTGATGGCGCCAACGATGGGGCTGGATAATAAGCGCCATTCCGCATGGTGCGAATATGGATTCCCTGAGCAGGTAACCTACGAAAACCTCTATGCCCTGTACCGCCGTGGCGGTATCGCTCACGGTGCAGTTGAGAAGCTGGTGGGCAAGTGCTGGCAGACGAACCCGGAAATCATCGAGGGTGACGATGCCGACGAGAGCGAAAACGAAACCGCCTGGGAAAACAAGTCAAAGCAGGTATTCAACAACCGGTTCTGGCGCTCATTTGCCGAGGCGGATCGCCGTCGCCTTGTCGGTCGTTATGCAGGCATCCTTCTGCACGTCCGCGATGAAAAAGACTGGAACCTTCCGGTTACCAAAGGGCGAGGGTTGCAGAAGGTTTCCGTGGCATGGGCCGGATCGCTAACGGTGAGCGAGTGGGACACTGGGCTGAACTCGAAGACTTACGGTCAGCCGAAAATGTGGCAGTACGCCGAACGCTTGCCGAATGGTTCAAGTCGCCGCGTCAATATCCACCCCGATCGCGTTTTCATCCTTGGTGATTACTCAGACGATGCTATTGGCTTCCTTGAGCCAGCTTATAACGCCTTTGTGAGTCTGGAGAAGGTAGAGGGCGGGTCTGGTGAGTCATTCCTGAAGAACGCCGCTCGCCAGTTAGCACTTAGTTTCGACAAGGAAATCGACTTTGGCAGCATTGCATCTATGTACGGCGTTAAAGTAGATGAGTTGCAGGATAAATTTAATGATGCTGCACGGGAGATGAATCGCGGAAATGATGTGCTGATTTCTCTCCAGGGGGCCAGCGTGACCTCCCTCGTTTCTCCGGTTTCTGATCCGTCTCCAACCTATAACGTAAACCTGCAAACAGCCGCCGCAGGAGTTGATATTCCTACGCGTATTCTGGTTGGTAATCAGCAGGCCGAGCGCTCCAGCACCGAAGACCAGAAATACTTTAATGCTCGTTGTCAGTCGCGCCGCGTAGACCTCTCTTTCGAAATAGAGGACTTCTGCGACAAGCTTATCGATCTGCAAATCGTAGACTCAGTCAGCCAGAAGGCTGTTATCTGGGATGACCTTAACGAACAGACCGGTACTGAGAAGCTCACTAACGCCAAGACCATGGGCGAGATTAACCAGACCATGCAGGGCAGCGGCGATGAACCAGCGTTCACCCGTGAAGAGATTCGGACGGCTGCGGGCTATGACAATGACAATGACGACGAAGAGCCTTTAGGAGAAGAGGATGGCGACGAAGAAGACGAAGCCACCAATTCTACCGCGTAACTATCAGGATCCGACCGGGGCCGATGCGCTGGAACGCCGGGCAATGAAAGACTTCGCCAGGCGCATGAATAAGATTGGCAAGGCGTACAAATCAGCACTCGACAAAATACCTTCCTCCCTCGCAGTAAACGCCAGATACGAATACCAGTTAAACCCAACGCTACTCTCTATCATCCTGAACGATGCCAGTTACCTGGTTGATCAGGTGCTGCTTGAAGGTGGCGATTACGACCTGTGGTTTTACGAGTACATCGACCTTGCTTCGGAGAAAGGGACCGGGCAGTCGTTCTACAACCTCAGCCAGCAATCCCCGGTGTACGCTGCTGGTCGTGAGTCGTTAGCGTCCATCCTCGCAAGCGACCCGTATCAGCAACGCATGGCGCTGGTGCATGCGCGTGTGTTTGAGGAAATGAAGGGGCTGACAGCTGACGTTAAACGCGACATGGCGCGCGTGCTGACTGATGGCGTGGGCCGTGGTCTCAATCCGCTGGACATTGCCCGCAACCTGACAGACCAGACCGGCATCGAGAAGCGCCGGGCAAACCGTATAGCACGAACTGAAGTTACTAACGCGCTGCGCCGGGCTAAGTGGGATGAAGACCAGGAGGCGAATGACCTTTACGGCCTTAAAACGCTTCTGGTTCACATCTCGGCTCTGTCACCGACAACCCGACATACCCACGCAGTGCGCCATGCCCACCTCTACACCAACGAAGAGGTGCGTGACTGGTACAGCAAAGATGGCAACTCCATCAACTGCAAATGCAGCCAGCAGTCGGTACTGGTGGATGCGGACGGGAACCCGGAATACCCGGACACCATCACGAAACTCAAACAGGAATATAAATCGATGCAGGCGCGCGGTTACGCCTGGGCGGAGAAATAACTATGCCTATGCAGGTCAACATCACCACGAAGGTGAACAGCCAGTCAATCCGGCGCGAAACGTACAACGGGCGTGAGCACCTGGTGCTGCCGAGCTACACGCTGCCGGCGAACGTCGTAATGAATGGCGGTCTGTACACAGCGGAAGAAATCGACGCCCACTATCAGGGGCTGGAAGGCACTCTGGCACCATTGGGGCATCCACAGGTTAACGGCCAGTTCGTGTCTGCATTCTCTCCAGAAGGGCTGTGCACAGGATTCGTTGGGGCGTGGAACCGCAATGTTAAGAAGTCCGGTAATCGCATCTACCTCGAAAAGTGGGTAGATGTTGCCCGCGCCAGCGAGTCGGAAGGTGGCAGGGAGCTGCTTGAACGCGTCGCTGCCATTGAGCGCGGCGAAGACGTTCCGCCGATTCATACCAGCGTGGCCGCATTCCTCGATCAGCTTGAGCCGAACGAGCAACAACGTGCCACTGGTGCTGACTGGGTAGCCAAGATCTACAGCATGGACCACGACGCAATCCTGCTGCATGAAGTCGGGGCGGCAACCCCTGAGCAGGGCGTGGGCCTGATGGTTAACGCTGATCTGGCGCAACCGCTTAAGGCGAACTCAGGCGCGCTGGTTGGCGAATCCTGCCGGGAGCGCGAACAGCGTCTCGATCGCGCAGCCAAAGCGAAGTTTGCATCGGGACAGAATGAATACGCCTGGATTGCTGACTTCACTGACTCGCAAGCGGTAATCATCCGCAACGGCGGCACCGCTGAGGTGTTTGGCTACAAGTCTGAGGGCGGCGTTATCACCTTCGACGATACCGGCACCGCAGTAGCGCGCCAGGAGTCGTGGGTGGCAGTCGTCGCTAACAAATTCAAAGCTCTATTCACACCGCAGGAACAGCCTGCACCAAACCACAAAACGGAGGGCGACATGCCTTTAACCAAAGAAGAACTGGAACAAATCGGCAGCATGATCGGCCAGGCTGTTGCGACCAATACTGAAGCGGCTATTAAGCCTCTCGCGGAAAAGGTTGATGCGCTACAGGCCAACCAGAAGCAACTCGCTGACACCCTGACCGCCAACTCACGCGCTGAAGAGAAAGCCAAACGTGATGCGGTTGCCAAGGTCCATGGCGACATCGTGGCCAACGCGCTTTCTGGTGATGCGCTGGACGCAATGTTCAAGTCGCTGGGCGAAGCTGCTCCGCTGGGCGCCAACAATGCTCAACAGCACAAAGAAACCGGCGCACCTGCCGCAGACGAACACTTCAAGTAAGGAGCCGGAATAATGCCACGTTATCGTCGCGTTAATATCGACGGTCAGTCTCTGTACAAGACCGAAACTCGCACTACGGCCGCAGCGCTACTTCCGGGTACCGCCGCAACCATCAACTCATCCGATGAATTCGCTCAGGCCACTGCGCTAACCGGACGCCTGTACATCATCGATGTCGGTTATCACCAGGGCTTGACCATCACCGAATCAATCCCTGCCGGTGATTCGGCTGTCGGCAATTACGTCGAAGAAGGTCGTGAACTGGCGCTGCGCTGCCTGCCTGGTGCGTATAAAAAAGACAGCCCGATCAAGCTGGGTACTGCCGGTCAGTTTACCCTGGCAACCGATGACACTGATTCAGTGATCGGATACAGCCAGGATGAATACACCATCGCGGCCAGCACCACCGACTTCATCCGCGTGCGCATGCGCGTTGGCACTGCCGCCGCTGCTGGCGCGTAACAAAAGGACAAAAACATATGTACTTCTCAAAAGAGACGCTGGCGACTAACTCCAGCCTTGGCGGGCACTGGAGTGAGCTGTGGGCAAACCGCAACATGTGGAACCTACAGAACGATTCCATCATTGCGGCTAACCGCGCAATCATGACGCCTGACATGCTGGCCTGTAACGCCGTTGGCGGTTTCTCCCGTGACTTCTGGGCTGAGATTGACAACCAGGTGCTGCAACTTCGGGATCAGGAAGTTGGCATGGAAATCGTGAACGACCTGATCGGAGTTCAGACGGTGCTGCCGGTCGGTAAAACCGCCAAGCTGTATAACGTGGTTGGCGACATCGCCGATGACGTGTCAGTAAGCATCGATGGTCAGGCGCCGTTCTCCTTCGACCACACTGACTACGCGAGCGACGGCGACCCGATTCCAGTGTTCACTGCTGGCTACGGCGTTAACTGGCGTCATGCTGCTGGCCTTAACTCTGTAGGCATTGATCTGGTGCTGGATTCGCAGATGGCGAAGATGCGCAAGTTCAACCAGAAGCGCGTCAACTACTACCTCAACGGCGATTCAAAAATTCAGGTTCAGTCCTACCCGGCGCAGGGAATTAAGAACCACCGAAACACCAAGAAGATCAACCTCGGTTCCGGTGCTGGTGGCGCGAATATCGACCTTACCACCGCTGACATGACCGCGCTCTTTGCGTTCTTCGGTAAAGGCGCATTCGGTACCACCGCACGCACGAACAAAGTCGCCGCATACGATGTGATGTGGGTTTCCCCGGAAATCTGGGCAAACCTGGCGCAGCCGTACGTGGTGAATGGCGTTGTAAGCGGCACTGTATTGCAGGCGGTTCTGCCGTTCGCGCCGGTGAAAGAAATCCGCATGAGCTTCGCGCTGACCGGTAACGAGTTTATCGCGTATGTTCGTCGCCGTGACGTGATCTCCCCACTGGTGGGTATGGCTGTAGGCGTTGTTCCGCTGCCGCGCCCACTGCCTAACGTTAACTACAACTTCCAGATCATGTCTGCTGAAGGTCTGCAAATTACCGCAGACGATCAGGGCCTGTCCGGCGTTGTCTACGGCGCTAACCTGGCGTAAGGAAACAGCATGGCTAAATACGAAGTTGTGCGCCCATGGTTCGGCGTGAAGGTTGGCGACGTGGTGGAGTTGAAAGAGCTTCATCCGGCGTTGAAGTCTAACGTTCGGCTGATGAAAGGCGAAGCTGGTGGCGAGCTGAAACCAGCAACACCTGATGCCGGTACTGGTGAGAAATCTCGCAAAGAGATTATTCAGGACCGCCTTACTGAGCTGGGCATTGAGTTCAAGGGCACCCTGGGCGCTGAAAAGCTCAGTGAGCTGTTGCCAGATGGCGAAATCGAAAAGCTTTTCCCTGCTGAATAACAGCCGCCGCTAAGGCGGTTTTTTTATGCCCCGCTCCGGCGGGGTATTTCACGGAGTCGATAATGGTAACTCTCGAACAGGCGAAGGAGTATCTGGAGAGCCAGGGAATTACCATTCCCGATTTTGTTCTTCAGGCCCTCGTCGACCAGGCCAACAGCATTCAGGAGTGTCTCGATGCGCATTATCCTACATCGACCGCGCTGCTGATTCAGCTCTATCTGCTGGCGCTTATGGGGCTCGGGCAGGGGGATAAATACATCTCCAGCCAGACGGCTCCAAGCGGAGCGTCGCGCTCTTTCCGGTACCAGTCGTTCACCGATCGCTGGAAAGCATCAGTGAACCTGCTGCGCGGGCTGGATAAGTACGGCTGCGCCACTGCCCTTATTCCTGCCGACCCTACCGCCACCCCGGCATTCGCTGGTATCTGGATCGGGAAGGGCGGCTGCATGTGCGGTGACAAGTGATGACGTACAAATCAGTTAAGCACGGGCTACCGCGTTCCTTCACTCGCGTATGGGTGATGACCGACACCGGGCGGGAGACTACCGGCTACGTGAAATCGGACGGCGAGTGGTTCATCAACTGCCCGCGCATCCGGGCGACCGGCGCGAAAGTGCTGCGCTGGAAGGAGGGCTGATGTCATCGGTAGCGAACTGGAGCTATACCGCCACGGCGACCATCTGGCGAAAGCTGGAAGGCAATGACGAATACGGCGATCCGCTTGGCTATGCCGAACCTGAGCAAATCCTCTGTGATTACGAGGGCGGGCTCAGCAAGAAGTTAGCCAGTCTGGGGGTTGAAATCGTCGTGAAGAATACCATCTGGACGGAGTTTGCGCTGGTGGCCGCGGGTGATTATCTGCTGATTGGCGTTTCGACCGAATCCGACCCGGTTGTGGCCGGTGCCGACGAGGTGCGGCAGGTTATCCGCTACGCCGACACGTTCGAGCGCCTGGCGGATGACTGGGCAATTTTGACAGGGGTGTAGCCATGGGGGTTAAAATCCGCGGTGTCCAGAGCGTGACCCGCAATATGAACCGCATCATCAATGACATTCAGGGCCGGAAAATTGTCCGGGCACTGCAGTCGGCTTTGCTGATCGGTGGAGCGCGGGCGGCGTTGTATACCCCGATAGACACATCGGCACTGCTTAACAGTCAGTTCAGGGAAATCATATCCAACGGTGCGATCTTCACTGGAAGACTGGGCTACTCAACGAATTATGCCGTTTATGTGCATGACCCGGCCAATCCTCAGCGGTTCCGGCGCTCCACTGCTAAAAAGGAATTCCTCACTGCCGGTTTCGAGGAGGAGCGCAGCGCCATTGATGCGGTTGTTGCCAGGGAGCTTTCGTTATGACGCCTATGATGCACGAGCGGGTGCGCAATATGTTCGGCGACGCCGGTTTAACGGCTGGATTTACCGTGCAGCAACTGATGTTCGATGACCCGGGCGACCTGTCGAAAGCCGTGATGGTTTTCAGGCCGAACGGCGGGGCTAATATCCGTAACGATCTCGGCTCTGAGTATCACGTCCTGGTCGATGTAGTCGGAGCGAAAGATAAGCGCAAAGACGCGCTTAACGCCGTCCAGCGCATTGTTGATTATGTCCAGGCCAATCCCATCACCAACAGCTGTGTAGGCCACATCGAAAATATGGGGGGCATCCCGCCGCCAGTATTAACCGAAGAGGGAAGGATCGTATTTCGGCTTCAATTCGCTTGCCTCTACGGGGAGTAAGCGCAATCAAATGGCTGCCGTTAGGTGGCCTTTTTCATTTCAAAGAGGTAAGTAACTATGCAAGGCTGCTCTACTGACAACAGTAAGCTATTTGGTCGTGCCGTTGTGTTAGAGGTGGCCTTGGGCTGCCCTGATGCCGTGCCACCTGAAAGCGAGCGCCAGGCTCTAATGGCTGGCACTTCAAAGGGTTTCGACTTCAGCCCAAACACTGTTACCAGCGATGCTGATGACACGAAGGGATACGTTGAAAATATCGTAACTAACTCGGATTTCACCATCAGCTTTGAAGGTGAGGTGCGTAAACGCGACAAGTTGGATCAATTTGGCGTCGGCAAGTTCATCAAATACTACAACGATGAAGTTAAAGCGGGTCGCCAGCCAACCATTTGGGTGTTTATGGATTACGGCCCGGTGCAATTTCAGGGGTACATGGTTATTACCGCACTTAGCTCTGATGGCGGCAGTAATGACATCGTTACGCTCTCAACCGAATTCAAAGTGTCTGATTCTGACACCATTGACGTGCAGGAAACTCCTGAAGAAGTACCTGTGACAGGCGTTGTGCTGACGCCAGCTACCACATCAGTTGTTGTTGGCGCGACGCGGCAGCTTTCTGCGGCCGTATCACCTGCTGACGCGACAGATAAAACCGGTGTATGGGCATCTTCTGACACATCGAAGTTCACCATTAGCACCAGCGGCTTGATCACAGGCGTCGCGGCAGGCACTGGTAACGCAACATTCACCACTACGGACGGTGGAAAGGTCGGAACTACCGCGGTAACCGTTACCGCTTCGTAATTGCCATTTCAGGGGCTTCCACCTGGTGGCCCCGAAAATGATTGTTACCGGATTTAGCTATGATCCCCATGAAAGAGATTGGCGAATGCCTTATCAGCATCGGTGAGAAAGAATACTTCTTCCGCCCATCGTTCATTAATATGACGCGCATCGGAGAACCGAAAGAGATTGTTCAGGCGTTCTACGAACTGCATCACGACGAGATTTCAAATGTGTTGCAATCAGCATTTGAAGCGTATGGACTGATTCCTGAGTGGCTGATTCAGCATATTAAATCGACCAGTTACGGGCGGAAGGCAGTTATGGCGTCCATGACGGTACTGGCGGCTTGTTGCGACCATGATGTGACGCAGTTAATCGGAGAGATTCGACCAGCAAAAGCATCAGGAAAGACGTTTAAAATTCGCAGTGGATCGATGGATGAATTCGACATGCTGGTGATTGCTCAGTCTCTGATTACTCACGGCATCATCGGAAAGGCAAAGGTTCGCAAGTTGCAGCGCCATGAGAGTGGAGAAACCACAACCGAATTTAATGCCTTCGAATACATCAGCGCGGCACGTAATCACTTCGGCATGAGCCGGGCGGAAGCAGAGCAATTATCCATGACTGAGTTTCAGCTTTTGATTGCCGCGAAGTATCCAGATCAGAAGGGTTTTACAAAAGACGAGTACGACGCGGTCGCAGATGACTATATGGCGAAGAAAGCGAAGCGATTAGCCCGGGCGGAACGGGCCAAGTAAAAAAGAAAACACCAAAACAGCCTCGCTCCTGCGGGGTTTTTTATTGCCTGGAGAATAGATGATGGCTGGTACTGTCAGCGCTGGAACGATTGTTTATGAAGTTGACATGGACACCGCCGGGATCCTTCAGGGGCGTCGGGATATTGATGCCGCGTTGAATGGGCTCAACGGTAGCATGGGTCGTCTTGAGGCAGGATTAAACCGCACTGAGCGATCCCTGTCTTCGATTGAAGGCACTATGTCCAGCTTAACTGGCGTTGCGAAAGCGCTCATAGCTGCTCTTTCTGTCCAGCAGGTGGGAGCATATGCCCAGGCATGGCAGGACCTGAGTAATAAACTGGCAAACGCCGTTAGGGATTCCGTGCCGCCGTTTGAGACACTGGCTGATGTGACAGAGCGTGTTTTTGACATTTCTCAAAAGACACGTTCCGGGCTTGATGCCACCGCCACGCTATATGCACGACTGGAGCGATCAACAAGAAGTTACGGTGTCAGTGTCGAGGATATTACAAAGCTAACAACCATTATTAACCAAGGTTTCGTGGTTTCCGGGGCAACAGCCGAGGAGGCAAGCAATGCAATCATTCAGCTTGCTCAGGGGCTGGCGTCCGGAGCATTAAGGGGTGATGAATTCAACTCTGTTAATGAGCAGGGAAACCGGCTCATGATTGCTCTTGCTGACTCTATGAACGTCAGCATTGGTGCGCTCAGGAATATGGCAGCAGAGGGTAAATTAACCACTGATGTGATCGTGAATGGCTTGCTTTCCCAGGGTGATAAAATTGGACAGGAGTTCGCCAAAACAACAGCCACAATCAGTCAGTCTCTTGAAATTGCTAACAACAACATCACGAAGTTCTTTGGTGAGAATGCCACTGTAAAAACTGGCGTCAAAATATTCAGTGACTCAGTTATCTCCCTGAGTGAAAACCTTGATGTTCTCAGCACTACGTTGACTATTGTTGCTGGCGTAATGGGCGCGAGATATGTCGGCGCCCTGACTATGGCCACCTCAGCGAAAATCGCTGATATCGCAGCCTCCCGTCAGCAGGCCGTTGCAGAGAGCCAGGCGGCACAAGCAGCTTTGGTTGCTGCTAATTCTGCTCAGCGTAAGGCTCTGGCTGATAAAGAGGCTGCTCTTTCGTCTCTCGCGCTGGCTCAGGCTGAATATAACGTGGCAAAAGGTAGCGCAGCAGAAATGTTAGCGCTTGATGCCCTTATAGCCGCAAAAACTCGGGCGACCACCGTATCTCTCGCTCTTGCTGAGGCTGAAACTGCCCAAGCTGCCGCATCAGCAAGAGCAGCAGCAGCGGCACGGGCAGCATCTGTTGGTGTTGGACTTGCTCGTAATGCTCTTGCCCTCATAGGTGGTCCTGCTGGTGCGGCTATGCTTGCTGCCGGAGCGATCTTCTATTTCTGGCAGAAAGCTCAGCAGGCAAAAGAGGAAGCTATCGCCTTCGCCGATGGTCTGGATAAGCTCAACGCCGCCATGAATGCAATGTCGAACACGCAGCTGCGTGGGGCTATTGCAGATGCCAATAATTCTATTCGAGCTCAGAAAGAGGCTGTTGCGGATCTGCAAAATGAAGTTGACTCGCTGAGAGACAGATACCAGAACTTTACCCCGGCTGCCCAGAAGGTTGCTGAATCTATGGGGCAAGGTACAGACTTCGCCCGTCAACAGGCGGAAGTGTCTGATGAACTGGCTCGTAAGACGCGAGACCTTGAGGCCGCTAAAGATAAATTATCCCGAACAGAAGAAACCGCATCAGAGGCGACTCGCACGCTAACGAACAACATGCTCACGGCGATGGGGGTTCATGATCAACTCATAGAAAAATCCTGGTCTCTTGAGCAGGTTCAGGGTGCGGTAGCGAAAGCTTTTGGAGAGACAGCTGATGAAATCAACCGAGCTAATCAGGCAGGAAAAAGCTTCGACCCAAGAGCATTGCAGATTTCTCCAGCGACCAAGGAGGGCGATAAAGTTATCGCCACTCTGGAAGAGCAAAATGAATTACTTAAAATTCAGGACGAGAGGGAGAGGGCAATAGCTAAGGCCCGGATGCAGGCCTCTAAGGTTACTGATAATCAGAACCAAATCTCAGCGGCAGGACGGTTAGCTGCTGAAAATTACGATTTAGAAAAATCCGAGGAAGCGAGAAAAAAAGCTCAACAAGAGAGTGAGCAGCAGGGGAAAAAATCAGCGTCTTCTGCTGAATCCGTTGCTCAGAAGCTGGCGAACCTGAAGCAGCAGTCAGAGCTAGCTGCCGACTCAACAAACAAGCTGAGCCGCGAACAAGCGATCCTGAATGCTCAGCAGTCACTTGGTAAAGGCGCAACGAAGGAACAGATCGCGCTGGCTGGGCAGTACGCCGCAACAAAATGGGACACTGCCAACGCCATTAAGGCGCAGTCCGCAGCCGAGAAGCTCCTGCCAGAAGCGCGCGAAAACGCCAACTATAAACAGGATGTTGAGGATCTGAATACCGCTCTGGCTGCGAAGAAAATCAGTCAGGAACAGTTCAATAAGACATCCGAGCGACTGGAGGCAACTCACCAGGCAAACCTCGCAAAAATCCGCGCGCAGCAGGCCGTGACGCCTCAACAAGAGGCAGTTGCACAGGTTGATCCAGTGCAGCAATTAGCTAATCAGCACGCTCAGCAACTGGCCCTTATCCAACAGTTCGAGCAGCAGGGGTTATTAGCTCACCAGAATGCATTAGCCCTTAAAAATGCTGCCGATACGCAGTATGAGCAGCAAAGAACCGCTGCACAATGGGAGCTTCTTAGCCAGCAGAGCCTGGGGTACAGCATGCTGACAAGCGCGGTGGATGCGTTTTCAGGTAATGCATCCAATGCGTTAACCGGGCTGATCACCGGAACGATGTCAGCGCAGGATGCTATGCGTTCGCTCGGGAATACGATGCTGAACAGCGTGGTCAATGCGCTAGTCCAGGTTGGGGTTGAGGCACTCAAAAACTTCATTATCGGTCAGACATTGGGCGCAGCGGCTACTGCTGCTGGAGCATCTCAGGCTGCAATATTGGCTACAGCTTGGGCTCCTGCCGCCGCCATGGCTAGCCTCGCTTCATTTGGGGCCAACTCAGTTCCTGCCATGGCAGGAATTGCTTCAACGGTAGGTCTGGCACAGGGCCTTGCTTTAACCGGTATGCGTTACAATGGCGGCCCAGTGAATGCAGGAGGTCTTTATCAGGTCGGTGAGCGAGGGAAGCCGGAGATTTACCAGGCCAGCACCGGTAAGCAGTACATGATACCGGGCGACAACGGCAAGGTGATCAGCAATAAGGATATGCAGGGTGGGGGAGGCATCAACGTTGTCTTAAATGTTCAGAACTATAACGGTTCATCAATAGATGCGCAGGCCAGTTCTGACGGCAATGGCGGCGTGACTGTGGATGTAATTGTCGCTGACCTGAACAACGGCGGGCCAATCAGTAACGCCATAACCAGCAACATGAACGTTAAACGCACGCCAAGAGGGCAGGGCTGATGCCAATTATCGACTATCCCGACTGGCTGCCGCTGGCGCAGAAGGCCAGCAAAAACATGACGCTCGATACCGGGTTCCAGACCGATCAGCCAGCGGTCGGCCCGGCTATCTTCGAGAATCAAACCGACGACCTGAAAGTGACCTGGTCACTGACGTGGATCTTCACTCTGGCGCAGGAACGCGCTTTCCAGCAGTGGCTACGCAGCCCGAACTATCTCAACCGGGGCCTGAACTGGTTCCGGATGAATATCAATCTGGGCGGTAGTGGCCTGCAATTGCAGGAGCTTCACTTCACGCAGATGCCAGTCCAAACCAGTATCGACGGCGGGGTAGTGACCTGGACGGGGACCGTTATTGCGAACCACCTCTATAACGCTGACGACGAGTTCGACGATATCATTGTTGAACTTCCGCCGCCGTGGGATTCGTGGCTGGATATCGTTGTTACAGGTTATCCTGACGGGCGCGACCCGGAATCTTTACCGAGAGTGCCGTGATGCCTACCTTCAGAGCTTATAAGCAGCAGCGCCCGACGCGCGGCCTGTACGACACCATCACGTTCTATCATCCATCCTTTGGCTACGTCCGCCTGGTCGATAAGCAGTTCTTCCCGAAGACGCTTGGCGGCCAGACGTACACACCCGCCCGTTTTGAAATCGAAGAGAGCCAGCAGAGCGGTACGCCGGTTATCGACGCGACGGTGAAGCTTGGGAGGCTGTCGTCGGATATCAAAGCGCTGATGAAACAGTGGAAGGGTGCAGCCCGTCTGACGGCCATCACGGCCACCAGGCAGATCTTCGACAGCGGCGACGTGTCTGTGCCGATTAAATCCTGGCAGCTTTATGTCAAGACGGTGGATATCGATGCCGACGCCGCATCGGTCACTCTGTCTGTGACCAACCCGCTCAATAATAATATTGGAAAATTATACGATCCCCGCGAATACACTGGACTCCAGTACCTATAAGGCATGCTCATGACTAAAGATGAATTTATTCGGCTGGTCATTGGTGTGCCGTGGGCTAACCGGGCCTGCTCGTTTGAGAAAGTCGACTGCTGGGGCTTGTGCGTGTTGTATTACCGCAATGTCCTCGGCATTGAGTTGCATCAGACGCCGGATTACGAAGCCGGGGCCGACTTCTTCACCTGCTATGAGGGTGACGTCGTTTTCTGGCGCCAGGTCGATAAACCTGTCGATGGCGGGATATTTGTCGGGTACCGCGGCTCGCAACCGGCGCACGTTGGCCTGGTACTGAACCGGCAGGCGCTGCACTCGCGTGGAGAGAACGGAAGCGTGCGCATGGACTCGTTGCTGGTCATTCAGCGGGCATTCACCAAAGTGGAGTACTTTTCGTATGGCGCTGGTTGAGATATCGAATTTTCCAGGAACGCCTAAGCTGCGTTGTAGGGTGCCAAACGGCACCCTTTTTTATGACTGGCTGGCTGCAAATGACGCTACCTTTCACCGCGATCTGCTGATCGTCCGCAACGGCGTAAAGCTGGGCGACGATGACGAGCTGGCGTTTGAGCTGAGTGAGCTGGACCACATCCAGATATTCGACCAGCCAAAGGGCATTGTCGACGACATCCTGAGCCCGATCTTTAAAGTGGTTGGCCAGGTATTTTCGTTCCTGGCGCCGAAGCCCGCTATAGCAAACAACGGCGGTAATACCGTCGACTCGCCCAACAATAGCCTGACCGGTCAGACGAATACCGCTCGCGTTTACAAAGCCAAGCCGGATATCTACGGCCAAATCCGTTCTTTCCCGGATTTGATTCAGGAATCGGTGTTCGAATACGTGCACCAGACGTCTACAGACGGCGGACTGAAGTACGTTACAGAGTGGATGTGCATCGGTATTGGAAAATACGATTACGAGTCCGTGCGTTACTCAGAATCCAGTCTGGGCTCTCTGGCAGGCGCTGAATTCCAGTTCTTCCAGCCTGGCGAGGCAATCCCTCAGATCGTAGAGGGCTACGGGTTCGATGACGTCGACGGACAGGAGGTGCCGGGACAGAACGAAGCCAGTGACTTCCCGATCGAAACAGCGACTGCAAACACTGTGGTCAGCGGCACGTATTCCGGCGGCCAGATAGCGATGAAAATCGTGAAGCAAGCCGAGTTTGACTACTTCATGGGCCTGGTGCTGCCGCACGCGGTGACTTTCACCATCAATGTCACGTACAACACTGCTTCCGGCAGCGTCACCACTGACGCGACATTCTCAGGCACGCTGATCTCCGCCGTTGAAACAAACGACGGCGCAGTGGTGAATCCGGTGCGCTGGTACACGTTTACGATGAACCAGTTGGAGGGGCCGCAGGACATTCCGGCTAACGCCACGATCAACACTACGAAGTTCATCCTGAACGATAACGAGGCGCTGGTGGTTGGGCCGTTCTTTTCCCCGGTCGAGTCAACGCAGCTGTGGCTGCATACCCAGTCCAGCCTCGGCGGGAAGAAAGAGACCAACTGGAAGGTTGTCATCTGGAAAATCGACGACGACTACAACCAGGTGCCGGGAACGCAGCAGACGTTTACGTACCGGCAGACGACGCCGCACCAGTCGACGAGCGAGGTGTTTTATCGCACTGACAAGATCACTCCGACCGGCGGGTTCGGGAAATACGCGGTCAGCTTCCAGCGCACGGATAACTCCGGTGACGCGTCACTGCTCAAGGTCGAAGAGATCCACAGCATCAACATCAGGACAAACGTCGTTCACCCTACCGACACGCTTGTGCGAGTAAAAGTCCGCGCGACAGAGAACGCTCTTGGCAGCCGCGAGCGCAAATATAACGCACTGGTGACGCGCCACACCATTACGTACGACCTGGACACGCAGACGGTGGATTACACCCTGAGGCCGTCGCGCTCGTTCGCTGATGCAGTGGCTCACACCTGGCTCATCATGGGTGAGCAGCCGGTAAGCAGCATTGACCTGTACGGACTGTACTCGATCGCCGAAAGCCTGCCTGATGAGCGACTGGGCTACTTCGACTACACGTTTGACGACGAGAACGACTCACTCGGCGACCGCGTGCAGGCGATCTGCAATGCGGCGTCGGTGGTGGCGTACTGGGATGACGGCGTGCTGACGTTTACTCGAGACCAGAAGGTTGATTACCCGGCGGCCGTATTCAACCGGGCCAACATGAAGACGGACGAGTACAAAATGACGTACGAAGCTACTCTTCCAGGCGGTTATGACGGCGTGCAGGTGTCCTACGTTCACCCGACCACGAACAATAAGACGTACATCAACTACCGCGTGCTGAACGGCGCTATCGTCGAGCAGGAAGCGGAGAATCCGAACAAGCTTGAGATAGTAGGCTTCCGTAATGAGTACCAGGCTCGGGAGCGCGCGCTGCGCGAAACGAAGCGACTTATCTACTCCCGGGTGAAGATGAACGCCAAAGTGTTTGAGGACGGCATTATTCAGGTTGGAAGCGTCATTCAGATGCCCGATATCTACGACAGCAACCAGCAGCAGGGTTACATCACCGGCCGAGCCGGGAATAACTTTGACACCAGCGAGCCGATCGCATTTACCGGTTCAATGTACGTGCTGGTGACCGACAGCCTGGGAAATCCTACCCTGCGCTATCCGGCTACCGTCCGCAGCGACACGAAGTACGGCTTCACCGCGGCTATACCCGACATTCAGCTCAATATCTGGAACGGAGGCACTGTGCAGCTCCCGTCGCGCTATCTCATTGCGACAGTGGAGGAACTGGACAGCCAACTATGGACAGTCAACAGCATCAAACCGAACACAGATAACACGGTATCTCTGACCGTCGCGGAATACAGCGACGCCATCTACGAATAAGAGCCTTCCCCGACCAACCAGACCTGGCCACCGCGCCGGGTTTTTTTATGGAATCAATATGACTACGCAACCTACCAACTTGCCTGTCCCAAGCGAATCACCACGCGACCTTAAGTTTAACGCCGGGAAAATTGACGAGTTCGTTACGTCTTTGGCGCTGCAATACATCGATCGCTTTGGCAATGCTCATTACACGCTTGAAGGGCTGAAGCAGCTTGTTCTCCAGCAAATTTATAATCTCGGCTGGAATACTGTCGGCACGTTTCAGGATGGGGCTATTATCAGCGCAGCTGGTGATATCATCCAGGATGAGTCTACAGGGGTATGGTATCGATGGGACGACCTTTCTACCCTGCCAAAATCCGTTCCAGCTGGATCGACCCCGGATTCAACTGGCGGGGTAGGTGAAGGTAAATGGCTTGCAGTAGATGTTAGTGACATTCTGCGCAAGCAGCTCGCTGAAGATGATGGCGCACTCCTGATAGGAAACTTCGCCTCATCAGCAGGTGTTATTTCTGCGAAGCTGTATGGCGTGAAAAGTGGCATTGATTGCGCTCCAATCATTCAGCAATTGCAGGATTTATCGGAGTCACTGCGGTTGCCGATTGATTTTAGTGGTATAGCAGAAATCCGCTTCACAGGCCGAGTTCAGATAGGGGATTGGTTTTACTGGAAAGGCGCCGGGAGGTTTAATACGGTAATCAAGCCGTTATCATTGACACGATCAGAAGTTGGCACCTACGGAGATGGTGTGTACGCATGGTTTAGCAGGAAAGACCCAACCAAAGGCTTAGATTTCGCGATGTGGGAGGATATGGGCTTTGACGGTCAATATCAGGATGGCTATGAAATAGGGACAATTGCCCCGCAAAAGATGATTATAGCTTTTGCGTGGCATTTCAAAGGCACAGCTGTCGGGCGCAACATCACTGCCTTACGGTGTCACCTAAAGAACTGTCCGCATGAGGGATGGCATGGGTACACTACAGGTGGTGGTCAGATAGACGGAATTAATTACTTAGAATGCTCTTCGGAAGGAACAAACCCGCTTATTACATCAGTAGGATTTAACGCGTTCAAATGTATGAATGGTTCAATCGATTCTCCGGGCCCATATGGCACGTATACCATCAGAAACATCATTAGCCGCGGAAACACATCATTTGGTCATAGAACGATGAATGACCTCAAGCGTGGGTGTGAAAGATGGACAATTGATGCTTGTCAAACCAATGATATGAACGATTGTCATCACTCTACGGATGGTTCTCGATTTGGAACCTTCACTGGAAGCAATATAGGTATCCAGACCGGAATTTCTGCTAACACCAAAAACTACTTTGAGTTACAGGCCGAGAATGTTTCAATTCTGGGGGGTACTTATAAGGCAGCTCCTGGAAACTCACAAGCAGGGCAGGCTGGTATTTTCATAGCTGACTATAAATACCCTTCAGAGACAAATTATCACCAAAGCAAAAATATAATAATTGACAATGTCAATATATCCAATGTGAATCAAGGAGCTGTAAGATTAAACAATACTGCTAATGTTAAAGTTGGAAATGTTACCGCAGAGTTTTGCAATGGGGCGGCTGTTTCATGGGAATTAACCGCTGGTCATATTGATGGCACAACGCTCGTTGAGATTGTGCCCAGCAATAATCAGCAAGGAGACGCGGCTACAAGAGGTGGATTAACAGAGCTAAATATTGCTACTGGTCATAGTGTGGCCATTACAGGCGCTGTAAAAAGTGCAGGATATTTCTCAAGGGTGGGAACTGGCAATGTGGTTTACCAAGCTAATAAGCCTTACACCGTTATGAATCCTACTTATCGAAACAATGACCGGCTCTTAATAGGTGTTACTAGCACTACTCCAGCTAAAACTGATTTTGCAACACCGCCAGTATCAGTTCCATATGCATTCACCTTGAATGATACTAACACAGCATCAGTGCAGAGTCTGCCTGTTGGGAGGCTCGCCGCCAGTACTAACGGTTGCGTTTATTTTGAGGTTTTTGTAATCCAGGGAACGGCAACATCTGCCGCCGTTATATTCAGGGAATTAAACTCATCAGGAACGGCAGTTGCTACGACATATTTGAATGCCTATATACCTACGTCATGGGCGAATAGGTCATACATCTACAAGCCTACAAATGCAGGTTGTGTTGCGGTGGAAGTGCTTTTGGCTCCTGCCTGCGATACTTCAGGTGCGGTAACATTAACAGGAACAACTAGCTTTGCTGACGTCAGGATAAGCGATATGCCTATTTAAAAAAGGCCCTTGCGGGCCTTTTCTTAAAAAATCGTGTATTCCTCGGATCTTTTATTGGTTATTGTATTGAATATTCCAACCTCTATTTTCTCCACATCTGAAACATCAATTGATGGGATTTCTCTTTGCGTGTAAGACTTTCCATCTATACTAACGGTAAAGGTGCCAACGTCCGCAGGGATGAAACCTGACTTTCCGCGAAGATATATGTGCATGTAGATCCTGTCGCCTTTTTTGGCAAGCGGGTATATTGGACCAGTGAATTCCATCAAGACTACACCCTTCGATCCAAGCGATTCACTGTAGAAACCTATCCATTTCAACTTCTCCTTCCCATAGAAGGTTAAGTCAGTTTTAATCTTTTTAGCCTTATGAATTTGAGAAAAATCGAAGCCAGGCGCAAAACGGTCTATCTTTGATAAACCATAGAATTTAGCCATATCAGGGCTATGGTAAGTATCAAACTTATCATTCTCCTTGACCATTTTGGGGAAGTAAAAAGCTGGTATTTTTACCTCTTTTTCACCACCATCCCTTGCCTTGGCTACCATCTTGTCTCTAATTTCTTCCTGCCCATGAGTAGCTATCATCGCTTTGGTGAAAAGGTAATATGAAGGAATAAAGTATGCTGCACAGAAGATGGCTATGCATGTCATCAGTCCTGCTTCAAATTTACCAACAGCCTCAAATGCGTCAACCAGTACAAAAGCCAATGCAATAAGCATGAAGCAAAGACCACCATTCATGGAGCGTGGCGGAAACACGGGAGAACCAATAAAAGCAGCATTGGCGGCAATAGCACCAACAATAAATGCAGTCATGTAAACAGATGTGCTTTTACGCAGCGTTCCACCCATGGATGCGACAATAATTGAAGCAATCAACACAAGATAAACCGGCCAATACTCTGCCATTGCCTGCGGGAACCTGTCGAAGAATTGAATTTGATACTTCTGCATGAAGCTCATCGAATTCCACTCAACAAATGTTGCTGCTCTGGCTCGGTTTCCTGGTGAAAGCAGAAGTATGGCTGCACCAATTATCACCCCAGACATCGAAGAGATAATTACCGATCTGTTTGCCTTCTCGTAAATAAGTACGAATGCAGACAGAAACACCACAACGGCGCCAGTATTTTCATTTGAGCAACCTGCCATCAATCCCAATATGAATAATGCAATAACGTTTGTTTTTTGCGCTCTGATTGATCTCAGCAAATAAACAAAAAAAGCCGCTATAAACATGTTGGTCCACATGTAGTTTGCGGAGCCAACTATCCAGAATGATGTTTGCCCAAGATTTGGGTTAGCTATCCAGTACAGGACAAAAATAAAAGCAGCACGTAAGCAGAAATGCCATTTAGAAGCAACTTTTACTACGAAAGGAATTGATGAAATTAAAATGATCAGTAAAGAAAATGCCATGCTATTCAATGCTGCATAGGCATAGCGAGGGAGTTCGCTCATCATGAACGCCCCCATGAAGTTAGCTACGAGCCTACCAGACCATTGAAGATAAAAATAATAGTGAGTTAAAGGTGATATACCTTTCATCATGAAAGAGTAATCATCGGATTGCATAGGCACATACACTGACGGTATGAGCACAATAAGAAATATTACGAAGAAACATGCTAGCTTTTCATAACCGAAGAGTTTCAATTATTTCTTCTCCTTCAAAATGTAGCGTGGGCGCTGTTTGACTTCCGTATAAATCCTACCAATGTATTCACCTAGCACACCTATGCCAATCAACTGAATACCACCCAAGAAAAGTATAGAAACCAGAATTGATGGATAGCCTCTAACTGGATTGCCAAAGGCAAGTGTATCTATAATCATCCATGCGCCATACATGAAAGAAATGCCTGCTACAAATAGTCCAATGTAACTCCACATACGAAGCGGGAATGTTGAGAAGCTAGTGATTCCTTCAAGTGCCAGATTCCACAACTTCCATCCGTTGAATTTAGTATCTCCAGCAACTCGCTCTGCTCGCGCGTACTCAACAACACCAGTGTTACCGCCGACCCATGAGAGCACCCCTTTCATGAACAAATTACGTTCTGGCATTAACTTAATATTTTCGACAACTTCGCGCGACATTAATCGGAAATCACCGACGTTCTCCTCAATCTGCGGATTGCTAATCTTGTTGTGTAGCCTATAGAACCACTCTGCAGTCTTGCGCTTCATCCTGCCGTCTGTCGAACGGTCGGAGCGCTTGGCCAAAACCATGTCGGCCCCGGCCTGCCATTTTTCTATCAGATGCGGAATGACCTCAATTGGATCCTGCAGGTCTACGTCAATCGGGATAATAGCTTCACCGGTTGCGTGGTCAAGGCCGGCGAACAGAGCTGGCTCTTTACCAAAGTTGCGGGTGAATGACAGCGGAACCACTAGCGGATCTGCGACAGCAAGCGCGTTAATAATAGATTCTGTCGCGTCTTTGCTGCCGTCATTGATGAAGACTATCTCGACATCATGCTGTTGAAGATCTTCAAATTCCCGCACGGTTTTATAGAAAATAGGAATTGCTTCCTCTTCATTAAATACCGGAACGACCAGAGAAATTTTCATTTCGCATCCCTAAAGACAATGAACTTTGAATAGATAAAGCCGCACACCAGACTGATGGCGGAGAAGAGGATGAGAGTCACAATCGGAGCCATGCCTGATTTATCTGCAGCCCAGCCCACCGTAGCGCTCAGAGTACCCATAAACCCTACATACAGCATGTATCGAAGGGTCGTGGTTGATGATTTGAAGGTGAATCTGGCATTGGCGAAGAAGCTGAACGATACAGCCACAACGAACCCGGCAAAGTTGCCGAGCGCCTGACCTGTATGAAATGCGTAGATGCATATGGCGAACACCACCCAATGAATGAGCGTGTTGATGACACCTATCGATGTGTACCTGGCGAATAACTTTAACATTATAGAAATCAGTGAATTCGGAAAGGTCTGAAGTGTAGCACCACAAACGCTATTGATCGATACCGCCGATCGATAATACTGTATGCATATACAGTATCTATCGGAGGTGATTATGGGGTTCCCGAGTCCTGCTGCTGATTACGTTGAATCGCGCCTGTCACTTGATGAGGCGCTCATTCAGAAACCTGCTGCCACGTACTACATGCGAGCTGGTGAGGCTATCTACCGCTGCGGCATCATGAAAGATGCGCTCCTTGTGATTGATTCGTCGCTTAAGCCATGTGACGGCTCGCTTCTTATCTGTGACTGCAACGGTGAGTTTAAAGTAAAGAGGTATCGCACATACCCGCAGCCGCATCTGGAGAATGTGGCGAACGGAAGAAAGGAAAGGTTGCCTGGCAACGACGAGGGCATCAGCGGATCGCTACCAATCTTCGGAGTCATCACGTACATCATCAACGATGCGCGAACGGGTGAGTTTGATGATTGCCCGGTGATGTAGAAAGGAAATTACACAGCTATACCATGAGGCATGGCTGTGTACTCTCTGTGTCACATTTGTGTCATGCATGGATGAATCAGAAGGAAATACGACAGCATGTAATGACACGTTATGACACAAATGCGTAGCGAGCGCGGAAAAACCAATGATATTACAGTGCGTTATATAGTACTCTACGTTCTTCTAAGCCGTAGGTCGTAGGTTCGAATCCTACAGGGCGTGCCATTAATTTTCACAGATTGCCGCCCGCGCGACGCCCTGCTGATTTTCTCCATGAAACACCCCTCGCGAAAGTAGCGTTAACGCACATTTTTCACAGCACAATTGACTGTTATAACAGTATTTTTCTTACGCTGTGGCAATTTTGTTATTCCTCTACCATGCTCATATCACCTCACTCTTACTCGTGGGGCTTTTTGTAGTTGCTGATTAATCTCAAGGAAAAAGGTTATGAAAAAAACGACTGCTATTTTGATGGGCGCTGCATTTCTGTTTACCACCAATACCTTTGCGGCTGAACTGCTGACGAAAAACGAGTTTGAGAAAGTTGAATCACAGTATGAAAAAATCGGTACGGTTAGCACTTCCAATGAAGTCTCAGTAGACGACGCGAAAAAAGAGCTGATTGAGAAAGCCGATAAAGAAGGTGCTGATGTGCTGGTGCTGACTTCCGGCAACACCAACAACAAAATTCACGGCACTGCCGATATTTACAAGAAAAAATAA